CATTTTCAGCAGATTGCTTCTCACCATCATTAGAACTAATCACTCTAACGTCAACGCGATACCTTCCAAATCCTTCTTGAAATGCTTGTGGGCTTGTATCTGAATCAATACCTTTTGTAAATAAAACTTTCTGTAATGGCATATATTTTAAAATCTCGTAGTTGCACTATTAGCAGAACGCAATGCACTTGCCCAGTCAGCAGGTGTGCAAGCTCCATATCTGTTTTTACATATTCTCAACGAATTGAAATACTCTCTCCTTCTCATATCTTTCTCCGATGTGCTTGTATTTCTATCACCATTAACATATCTAAATGAAATCCAATCCTTAATCACTTGTATAGCATAAGGGTGGACAATAAAATCCTCTCCATCACTATTAATATCTGCAATGTACTCCACAATAACAGAAGTTATCCTCCCTGTTCCGTAAGGACCATAAGACGTTAATCCAGACAACCACAATTGGTTAGTTTTTTTATTTACCCTGAAATACCCTAAAGCATTATTCCCTCCGCCGATTCCAAAAAGCGCACCGTTACCATAAGTTACTCCCCAAAATGTCCCGGCAAAAGGCAAACTATTAAATGGCACCATGCTTCCATCTGCTTGAACATCCCTCCCATCAACCCCACAATCAGGCTGTAAACTAATATTATTATCCACACCCATAGAGTGTATTTGGCCATCTCCCCCTACAATACCTATCTTACGGTAATTGATAAAATCATTCGGTAAATCAACTGTATCGTTGTCGTTTATACATAATTCAGCAATCTTTATAATACCATTAACATCAAGATGAAGTTCCCTTAACCCGGACAACGCAATAGTGTAAATGCGATCTCGAATATTCTCCGATTTTCCATTCTCCACTATCCATTCTTGACAAATATCCAATAATTTATAGTCTGCCATCTTAGTTAATTATTTCACGAATTTTTTCAACTGGATTATCTTTTACCATATACGGCTTAACAACGATATTGATAATATCATTTATAATGTTAGGCCCAATATTCAATTCTTCATAAGGGTCAATAGTATCGTAAGCAATTGCTAATTTCAACAATAAAGGACAAGTGTTATTTTTCTTTGTCATTTTAGGAAATAACATTTTATTGCCCTCGATTTGGTATACTTGTCTGCTACCCATCAAAGATGCTTTTATCCCGGAAAACATCCCCCAATTTTGAACTTTTATCCAACTCTCTCTATCCTTCATTGTTGATACCCAATTTACACCCATTTCGTGAGGTAGTACCAAATATGTGGAAGGAATGACAATATAATACAAATCCCTATCAGAATCATAAAGGGGATCCAAATTAGTAAATACGGATAGAAACGATCCATCCACCTGCTGAGTATCTTGCGCCGTATTTTCATACCATTGTTGTTTAGCAATATATCCATAAGCATCTACTACCGAAACAACTAAAACTTGAATTGGCACCCTTTTTTCAAGAATAACTTGACACTGTTCAGCAACTCTATATAGACTTATCATTTTTTTGTTTAATTAATTCCTTGTTTTTTTTTCGAGCAATCCATATATTTGCTATATGTTCTACCGTTTTTACTTTTCCTTTTAACGAAGCGCTTATTTTATTCTTAGTTTCCAATGATGCTTCTTTCCCTTTATTCCAACTCTTTCTCCCTTTGTGAGATGCGCTCATTTTTGCTTTTGTTTCTTCCGAAGCCTTTCTTCCGATAGCGTTCCCTTTTTGGGCAACTCTCATTTTTGCTTTAGATTCTTCTGTATGCTTTCTCCCTTTCCAAATTTTGCTTATTTGGTCTCTTCTTTCTTGTGAATAATGTGTATTAAGTTTAATCCCTTTACGCGATACTGAGCTTCGTTTTCTTGTTTCTTCTGAAACTATTCTCCCTTTCCCTGCATCGCTTATTTTTTTTCGTGTTTCATCTGAAGCCTTATTAACGTTCCCTCCAGACCTTAAATTCATTCCGAGTTTTGAATTAAACGAATTATACAATTCAATATAATAAACCTCTAAATTATTTAATTCTTCTTGTGAACATTGACAAAGTATTTCAAATTCATGTTTGCCAACGCCATGTTTTAAAAAAGAGCGATATAATTTAACTTGCGATTTACAATCCAAACTTTGATAACGAGAAAACCTTTTTATAATATTAACACTTTGCCCAATATAAATCATTTTAGAAGGCGACGTTATTTTATATATGCCACAAATTTTCATCTATAATAAATTATTATTTTGCTGTAAAAATTGTTGTGAAAAACCTTCCAATTCTTTCGATTGAATATTTACACCAACCAATGACAAATAAACTGCAGCAACAGAATTTAATGCAAATGCCGGCCATTCAAAATCTACACTTGTAGCAGGATCATAAACTTGTTGATTGTTTACAATAGTCCACCCCCATACAGGCTTAGTAGGCTCCTTCCAATAATCCAACATTACAATGCCTATATCTTTCGGCAAAAATCTATACTCCCCCGAAAACTCTGTATACTTAGGAAACAATCTTGTAGGAGCCTGTAAAACAGATGCCTGAATATTACCCCAAACCTTATTTTCAACTAACTCTACTGGCCGCTGAACACCATTGTAATAAGCCCTAACACCTGCTGTATGCTGAAAATCAGAAGGGTAATTATTATACCCTGTTAAAGGATTTGGATTTATTGTAATGCTCTTTAAAAACCAATCTAAATAATCACTAGAGTCCCCCGTTTTTAAAAATGTTAATCTATCCTTCTCAAATATTTGCATTTGAGCTGAATGAGCAAACGACTCCTTTTGAGGTACGGTTAACGTATTCCCACTTTGAACCTTATTGCTAATAGCGTCGGTTAAAACAAAAAAATCATTTACATTAAACCCCATAATTAATCAATATAATTACCATCAATAGGACACGAGAAAGAAACAGTAGAACCTGCCGCTAAAGGATAAGGTACATTAACCCCTGCACTATTTATCTGCTCCCCAGATTGAGGATAAATATATATTGCACTTACACCGTAATTCCTAACTTGCTGAACAGTATTCTTAACAGCAGGCAACAATTTAACACTATCACCTAAAGTTGCCGCAACATTTACAATATTATCTGTACTTATTAAATTTGTAGCATCTGTTTGACCGCCACCGGCATAAGCTGTATAATAATCTACAGTCGTGGAACTCCCCGGAGGGCCTGGAGGCCCTTGTGGTCCAACCCTGCCTGGTTCCCCTTTTGGTCCCCTGCAACTATTACAAGAAGAACAACTACTAGAACAATTATTATTACAATTACAACTCATGTTTTATCTTTTAAATTATGAACGAACTATACCTACCGAACAAGTTATTTTACCACCTGCTGTTGGTTTTGCTGTAAATACTGTTATTATATCGCCGGCAACAAAAGTATTGTTAGCTGTTATTGCTGTGCTGTATGCTGTACCAATAGCTGTTGCCAATGGTATCGAAACAGGGGTAGTGGCAGTCATTGTAGTACCCGCATTATTTTTAAGTATTACGGTACCTGCATCTGTGCCTCCCATTACTTTAGTAACCTGTACGTAGAAGTGGGTAACACTTCCCGGATAAGGCATTCTAAAGGTATAAGCCCCAAGTTCTCCCGCTTCAAAAGACGCATCTTGTTTTACCATTTCGGCTTTCAAATCTGCACTTACTTTAGCAACCGTAACATTGGCATCTGTAATTTTAACCGTAGTGATAGCGTTATTAGCAAGCGTTAATACTCCTGTTCCGCTTAGTGTAGCATCACCGGACATTGCTTGACTTACTACATCCGTACCATTACCCATCACTAAATTCCCACTCGTTACCGCACTGAAAGCGCCCCATATACCACTTGCATTAGCCCTGTATAAGTAACCTCTTACAGAAGCAAGAAATTTCGTTGGGTCAATAGATCCTGCCAATTTAGCATTGGTAACAGTCCCATCCGCTAGATAAGCTCCGCTAACAGAACTTAAGGACCCGAATAGTAATCGAACAACCCAAGCACCGTTTATATAGGTACATACTACGATGTATTTAGTTAAAGCCTCTGCTGCTGTTAAGGTCCTGCCTAAAATAGTTACTGATGATGGGTCGTAAACAACACCACCCCCGTAATTGAAAACGAACTGCATACCTTCTGTCGGAGTTCCTGAAACGTCAATTATTAAATTAACACCTAGGTAAATCCCCCCACCATTAGGTAGTAAATTATAAATATCTACATTATCTGACACACTGAAGGATTTAGTTCCTCCTGCGGCAAGCATAGTATAATTCTCGTATGTTAGTTGCTTAGGCATCTATTATGATTTTTTTTAAGTAATTATGATTTTTTTTAAGTAAGTCACCATTAATTGTTTGCAAACTATCGTGTCTGGGGCTGTTGTGTTACCTTTTACATCCAATAAATGTGAGTTAGATGTTAATAAACTCGTAAGAGTTACTAAAGGCTCGTAGAACGAATAAAGGCTTGTCGCCCCATAAAAAGGAGCGCCTGAAGATTGTGTCGCTTCATGCTTAACAAACAACGTTGTATCAGAACTTCTTGTGATAGTTGTTTTTATGAGCATTTGGATTTCTCCTTGCTGCATTTTCAAATACCCTAAAGCTGATAACTTAGGCATCAAATCAACTCCACCGAAAAGCATTTTAACGTTCTTCACAGCGGTTGTTCCGCTTGCTATTATGATAGATGTTACCTCTAAAGCATCGCCGTCAGTATGTAATTGGTCTGCCGCAACTGTATAACTTTTCAAAGAAGCATAAGCCCCTGAGCTTGTTGAATCGACAACTACGTTATTGTTCAATACTGCAACACCACTTGCCCCATCCACGCCGTTTGTCCCATTCGTACCGTTTGTTCCGTTTGACCCTGGCGCCCCATCGGCACCAACCAAAGAACCCCATCCAGTAATCCTAGCAAAATCATCATCTGTATCTCCATCACAACCACAACCACATTCCCCTAAAATATCAGTTACCTTATCTAATAACCACGAAATATCACTGCCGCCATTACACTCTACTAAAATCATAATAGTAGTCATATAAGAACAAGCTAATTTATAATTCTCCTCATAAATAGCTCTTAATTTCTCATCACACGAACTTACTTTTTTAGCGTAATCTTTTAACGAGCAAGCAATAGAACAATAGTAAGTCCCATCAACTAAAATTTCTTTTGACCCAAATAAAGAATCCGATATTACCAACCCATCAGCAAATGTGTAAGTAACAGCACTTGTAACAGTTGATGTTTGAGTTCCATTAAAGAAAACTGTTGTTCTTAATGTTGCAGCAGTTGTAGTAACAGGAGCCGGCGCACCACCAGATACCCCAGCCGGATATGTTAACTTATTTAATCGTGATAATGTAGGAGTAATTCCATTAACAACATAATCTGTTATATCTGTCTGTGAAAATAAAGGCGCTATAATATTAACATCCTGTGTAATATCTACAATTGGAGCAGAATACTCATTATCATAAGTATTTACCTGAGTATAATATACAGCTAAATTTTTATCGTATACAGAATATGTTATCGTGTAAGTCCCCAACTCTGGCAGCCCAGTAGAACTATCTAACGGCAATGAAATTGCTACTTTATTTGTTCTGCTTACGCTGTTCTGAATATTACATCCGCTATCCGAATAATCTGTATTATCATATATGACAGACCCACTTGGAGCCACAATCTGAAAAACGCCGTTCACATCAGACAACGCAATACCAGCAGCTACATAATCAAAGGTATCTACTAAAACAAATTGTTTAGGAGCTAATGTTAGATCGAATTTTGTAGTAAATGAAGTATTTGCCATGGATAGATTTCTTTTATACAAAAATACCATACAATAATATTACTTTTTGTAGGTAGCAAAAAAAGCCCAAACATTTCTGCTTGAGCTTTTTTTATAATTTAATTCACACTATTCTATTCCACAATCTTTTTTCATCAACTGAAGCATAACCGGATTATCTTTCAATTTAGCAACCAAAGCTGCCTCACCTTTTGAACTCTCATCTTTGTACTTCCACCATACTTTTGTGGCATTTACTGTGATTAAACCTTTTTCAACACCTGTTCTCACAAGCATCAATAAATCTTCATCACTATCAACACACTCTTTTAAGATTGGTGCCTCAATTACTCTCGGAGATTGTTTCGTTTCCGCTACATACTGTTCAGGAGGATTCACTAAATCAAAGATTGCTTTGTAAATTTCTTCTCCTTTACCGGAAAAAGATTTATTTACAAAATCCTCAATAACATCTTTACCAGGACCTGCTGAGTTCAAAGGAATACTATCGTTATCTGTCCAAAATAAACCACCTAAAGATGAATCTTTTACGATATAACCTTTCTCAATAGCTGCTCTCACAACAATTGTTCTTTCTGTCTTTGGGCTCTCCAACATCTTTTTGAATTGAGCCGGATCACGTTTCGCAACTTGAACTAAGCTGTAACGAATCTCTTTGGGAGTTTGCATCAATGTTTCCGGGTTAGTGAATATAATTTGTGCTAACGGCAATGCTTTAGTTTCCCAATCAGCATTTCTACACCAATCAACAACATCAAATAATTCATCTTCCTCTTTTTGCGCTTTCTCCACTTTCTTTGAGTTATCCACCAAACGGAATACAGGGAATTTTTTAGTATCTCTACCTTCTTTTGTTTCGTTCATATCCCAAGCCATTAAAAACTTTAATAGCGTTGAATTTTGCCCGTCTACAGAGAATCTTCCGCGAATAAATTCCATCACAACAGGTTTCTTTGGAAACTTATCGTCAGGTTGTTGCTCATCTACAAAGATGCTTGTTTCTCCTAATGTATAACGTATTCTACGTGGATAAGGGGCTTTATTCCCTTCTTTGTAAAATACCGTCCCATTCATAGGGATTCTTTTTGATAGAGGGAAAGGTAATGTTTGACCCGTTTCTTTTTGGCGAACTGTTCCGCCTTCGGGATTTCTTTTTATTAATTCAAAAACAAATTCTTTGTTTGAATAGTCGCCTTTTTTAAAATCGGCATAGGAGCCTTTCGGCTTAAAGGTAGTTTCCATAATTGTATTTAATTTAAGTTAATTTAAGTATTTCAATAAAAAATAAAAGGTGGATACAGTTAAGTACCCACCTTTTAGCACTACAAGTTAGCTCCAGTTATAGATCCATAACGGTTTGCACCGAAGAACTCTGCTGCACACTCAGAACGGATGTCAATCTTACCGTAGTCACCATTGTTGGTATAAGCACCAATAGCACCACCGGTTAAAGTTTCAATCCACTCTCTGTTAGCACTACCTTGTTTAAGGTAATTGATTCTCATTGGAGGGCAATCAACTTTTTCCTTTTTCTCAACACATACGTAAGCGTTGTTTTCCATAGGAACCATGAAAGCATAGTTCTTGTAAACAGATGATACGTTACCTGCGATAGTAGGGTTGTTGAATACTGAATACACTTTATTGTGGAAAGTATATCCTAACACTTTGAAAGAATCAAAATCCAAAGATACGTAAGCATCTTTTCCACCTAATTGGTTGTATTGGATTGCTCCATTTTGCATTTCAACACGTAAGAATGATTGCAATACAGATTTGAAAGCAATAGCCTCATACATACAATTTTCAGTTGCACCTGCATTTTTAGAAAGCGTATCAGTTACGATAGTTTCAAAATCTGCTAATGTCATACCGGTTGTTAAATCGTATGTTGAGTTGTTTCCAAAAGACTCTACAAACGGAATTAAACCACTTGTTTGAGTGTATTGTGCAGAGTAGTTAGCCGGCAATGTTGTTGCATTGGTAACTGCTTCACCAAAAACCCATGTCAACTCGCGTCTGTTACGGAATTGTTTAGCCATGTTCTTTTGACCTTTGAAAGTCCAATTGTACATTTTTTGACCATTGTAGTCAAAAGGAATCCAAGTTGCTTGAGTCATTGAAGTTCCTGTGAACTCATGCGCTTCAACCATAATTTGTGATTTCCAATACACAACGTGTTCTCTCCAGTTGTTTGAAGCAATTTGTTCTTTGAAACCCTCTGGTGTTGATAAACCTAAACTCCAAATTTCGTCTGTAGAAATTGTAGTTGGTAAATCTGTTGAACCAGTTGGAGTTACTGTGAAAGTTGCTCCTGATACATCAGTTACTTTACCATAGATATTACCAGGGAAAATCAATACCTCATGTTGACGTACAGGCGCTAATGTTGGACCACCCAATGAAGGATAACCAGCAGTACCAGTAGCAATGTATGGTAATTTTACAGCAGGGAAACTTGTGATAGTGTCAGCAGCAACAGTCGTGTAAGTTACAGCACCCAAAGCACCAGCAGTTGTTCCTGTAGCATGGATGATTGTATCTAAACGATCTTCTTCAAAGTGAAGTCCGTTGTTTGCCTCTACGTAGTTTTTACCTCCTGGTAGAATATCAAATAAGCCGGTAATATCTTGAGAACCCCAAGAACGTGCTTCTTCTGAACCTACTGAAGGTTTCAGGATGTTATAAAGGGCAGCCGAAGATACCCAGTTAGATTGTGTTTGTACCGCTGTTGATGACGGTGTTAAAAACGATGTTGCCATAATTTATTGTAGTTTCTTAAACTATTTTTTTAGTTATTTTTTAGTTTTTTCCTGTTGCCTATAGGCTTCTGCTAAGGCTTCTTCAGGTGATGCAAACACTTTCGGCACTTCTTGCGTTGGTGTTGCTGTAAAATTTGTATTCTTTGCATTCTTTTCAATCACTAAAGCTCTTTGTTCTGCTCCAGAGGTATATGCCGCAGCCACCGCTTTGTCATAGTTCCTTGCCTTTACAATCAATTGAGCTAAAGCCTCATGATTTTGGTTGCCTTTGTCATCTTTAAACTGACTAAAGAAAGCGTTTGAATCTCTTGGTAACTGTTTAAATAAATCGGCGACATACTTTCTATCTTCCGCCGAAACATCTAAATCAATTTTAGATTCTACTACTTTGCCTGTTTCATCCTTATAGCTAATTGGACTTGACAACTTGGCAACCTTATTTACAATATCAGAATCCACCATTTTATCCCAGTTACTTAATTCATTCTCTCTCGTTTTAGCCATTGCTGCCACTTGAGCTGGATCAATTTGTTTCTCTAATACTCTTTCATTTTTATAGTTCGCAAGCCATTCTTTTCCAAGTCCGGCATCACGTTGCATTTTTTCTCTGTTGGCATGGTCCTCATCTGTAAACTCTGACTCACCCTTTTCAATCCATTCATTAACATTGTACTTTTTGTTAATCTCGAATTTTATGGTTTTGTCAGACAACCCCTTACCCTCTTCGCCACGTTTCCATTTCTCAAATAAAATATCATCTACTTTATCTAATTTGTCAACATCTAAACTCTGCAATTCAAGGAACTCTCTGCTTGTTACATCAACGCCTTTTTCTGCAAGCTCGTTGAATCTTTTAATCTTATCGTTGGCAAACTTCAATTCTTTCGGAGTTAAATCCGCTTCCATTTCCGCCCAACTTTTATATTTACCGTTTGATCTCTCGACCAATTCTTCTTCAAAACTTTTCGCCACAACTACAGGCGTTTCCACTATTGGAGCAGCAGCCTCTGGCTGCTTTACTTCTTCTGCAACAGGAACAACAGGTGTTTCTATTACAGGTGTTACAGGCGTTTCAATTGTCGGAGTTACTGTTTCAATAACTCCCGTATCTACTATACTTTGTTGTGCTTGCGATGCAAACTCAGCAGCCATAGCTTCTGATGCTTCCTTACTATAAGTTTCCATTTTATTTAATTGAATTTAATTTAATTATTTATTACAAAAATATCTCTATTACAAATATGTAATAACGGGGTAGCAAAGTTTTTATAAATCTAAAGTTACATCTGTCCTTTCACTATCTGTCATGTCAGCAACAACTCTATCCACAGTATCATTTATATCTCTAAATGTAACTGTAGCATTTCCGCCACCTAAATCTACTATTGTTGTTTTTCCGGCTGCAACTGCTGACAATAACTCCATAACTTGTTGAGCTGTATAAGTTCCTTCTAATGGTTGCGCCCAAACTGCATCAGCTATATCTGTAGGAGATGATCCAGCTCCAGCATTGTTTAATAATTCCCCCATTGTGTCAGGATTATTATTTGTAGCTGAAAAAGCAGCCCATACAGCTGGTCCAACATTTGCTGTAGTTAGTCCTGAACCAGTCACCGTTATATCAACACTCATATTAGCTAATGACGTTAAAGCATTAACCATTGTTGATGAACCTACTAAATTCAACAGTATATTTGCAAGTCCTTGTATATCTCCTGCCAAAGAACCTGTTCCAATCATATCAACGGTACCATATTTTTGTCCTGTTATATTTGCTGAAATTGTCCCACTACCAGTTAATGCTCCTAACATAAATACTAACATAATAGCATCAGCAGATAGTGTTCCACTACCAACCATATTACACACCAATTGCGTTAATAAGGTTATGTCGGCAGATAAAGTTCCACTTCCCACCATTGCACAAACTATTCCTGCTAAAATAGCTAAATCACCATTGAAGAAACTGCTTCCTGTAAAATCTATTGTTACATTTCCTTTACCAGTTAAACTTGCAGTTAGTGATCCACTACCTGTTATGGCGGCAAGCATTGTCATTAGCCCGGTTATATCAGCAGAAAACGAACTGCTTCCAGTAAGAGCATCTGTAATGTTCCCGTTGCCCGTTATGTCTAAATTTACAGTATTGTTTCCGGTTAAGGTTAATGTGATATTTCCATTACCAGTTATAACTGCTGTAAAGGAATTGCTTCCGGTTAATGCTATAACTATATTACCTGTTGCAGTAGATGATGCTGTAAATGTGTTTGTGCCAGTTAATGCGCATATAATATTACCTAACCCTTGTATAGTTGCAGCTAATGTTCCTGTGCCAGTAAATGCAGCACTTGTTGGTTGTTGTGGAATTAATGCTTCAACCATAGTTCCAGAACCAGTATTACGCATTACCATACCTCCAGCTTTAAATGGAATTATCCATGAATAAGGTGGCACACTTCCTGATGGAGAACCGTAAGTAAATAGAATATGTGTTTGAGTGGTAGTATTGGCGGTATTGAAATTACTCTCGTCATTAAAGTAAATATTACGAGAACTCCCAGGAGTATTCCAATTACTTCTATCGCATTGGGAGTTGCCTGCAAAGAATCTTCCAGGTGTCTTATTAAATACAGAATAATTCCCTACTAATGACATTATTGAGTTCTTATTGTTTCTGCTAATTCAGGATATCCTAAACTTTCTAAAATTTTAGCATCAGTTTCTCTTTGTGCAAGAGTCATTTCTGCCATAATTTTATAAGCATCCCATTCTTCTGTTATAGCTCTTTGAGCTAATGCTAAATACTCTCTATTTGCTCCCATAGTCTTAGTTCCATACACTATCAATATGTCCTGCTATCGCACTATTTACTGGCGTAGCTGCTCCATTATACATGAGCCACACAAGGTTTGCTCCATCGTATATTCTTGGTAATGATGGTATTTGATTTAACAAATCTCTTTCACTTGCCACACCCAATGTTGTTATTGGCATTGTTAATAGTGGCACACACATACCAACTGAAAACTCTCCTGATGTCCATGTTGCAGAAATTTGAATATTTTCAATTGATGCTGTTCCACTATCTCCGGCTGCCATTGGCATAAATGGACCATACTTACCAACCCCCGTTCCTGAGTAAACAATCATGCCATTCTCTGCTGCTGTTTTCCCTACTGGCAATACTGTTGGTGTTGCTTTGGCTGCCGTTTGTGCTGAATTGGTATATGAAGGATGTGAACAGTTTGGTGTTCCTGCTCCCAATGGTGTAGCATTGTTAGCCCACCAGAAAGTCTGAACTCCAGCCCCACTTGTATATCTTGGTAATAAACATTGCAAGGTATTAGTTCCCGATCCTGAACCATTAGTTATACCTACTGCTGTACCTGCTACAGCATTTGCATAAGAACTTGCCACTTTAATTGTTGTATCCGTTAATTTAATAACATAATAATCTGTTGCCGCTGCTAATCCAGTTGGTAATACACCTGATGTTGTAAACCTAACCCTTGTATATGGAAATAGATTTATTGCTATATTACTACCTGTTGATGTAGTAGTTAAAGTATCTGTTGCAGATGCAGTAACAGTAGCAAAGTTCATTAAGGTGTTAGTTGTTGCTTGAGATGTAATTGTTGTTGTAGACGTTACCCTATAGAACCCTATCAAGTCAACTAACATTAGCACACAAGGAGCAGTGGTAGCGGCTGCTGTAAATGCACTTGCGTTGATTAAAGATTTATAAAGGGGAGAAACGTTACCTCCATGTGGAATATTTCCAGCGCCTGATGTACTATCATAAACAGGCTGAAATAATAAGTTAGTTCCGGTATTGTATATTGTATCTGCCGCAGGATTACCCGCTCCTCTTGCTAAACAAGACCATTGCCCTGCGGTAGCTGCTGTTGTAGGAAGAAAGTTCTTGTTCCAGTCAGATCTATTTCTTTGATTTAATGTCATTGCGTTTATAAGCGCATCCATTGATGAAAATCCTGCCATAATATTTTAATTAAATAATGTTTTAATACTTCCGTGAATTGCTGTTGCTGCTAAACTTCCTTGTGGTAAGCAGATAAAATTTAAGTATGCATCATCCTGTATTTGTGGTAACACAGGGAAATCTTTTAAATAATTTACTTCTACTGGAGCGTCTATTCCTCGTAGTTGAAATGTTGCCAATGGTTTTACCAATATAATAGTAAATAAGCCTACATCTGCACCATTCATTGTTACTGATTGGATTGATTGAACTCCAGTATCTCCTATTTGTAGTGGTATAAATGGTCCAGTTGCATTATTACTTGCTGTTGTAGATGTTAAGTTTGATGTTACAATACTGCCTGTAACTGATACTGAATTTTCTAAAACTGTACCACTTGTTCTACCTGCAACACCTGATGAATTTGTATAACTTACACTAAAAGATTGTCCTCCTGTTCTTGATGCTGTTGATACAGCTATCATCTGAACTCCTGCACCATCTGTATAACGTGGAAGTGTAACCCCGTTTGTCATTGTTTGTGGATCTGTAATTGAATCATCAATAGTTGGATAATACAATAGATAATCCAATAATATCATCGGCATAGGTAATGCTGTTCCTGTAACTGTCATCCCCATCATCTCCGTTAGATACTTATTAGCAGGTGTAACTCCGCTACCATGCATCAATCCTCCATCAGTTGACAATTTTACTTGTACTGCTGTTAATGGCGTTGCATCAAACCAATACTTAGGAATAGGATTACCAGGACTCATACTTAAATCAAACCATACACCCTGTGTTGTAACTTGTGTTGGTGATTTTCTCCAAGTGTAATACCTATTACTCCCATTTACTACAGAAGCATTTACATAATCCGGTATTTTAGTAAATCCTGCCATTATATACTTCTTCCAGTTATCATTGATAAAAATTGTCTTATGGAAATAGTTATCTTAACTCCTGCTTCTTGCATAGGATTAAGGGTGCCTTTCCCCCTAAGCGTCACTTTTCTTTTAGCATATATAACTGTATCAGCAGGACACTCACATGACCTATTAATAATTGGTTCTACGCCATCTCCTTGTGGTATCACCTTTACAGATTTCTCACAAATAGAACATTCATATAATGCTGGAAATTTCTCTTTTAAACTCATATTAAGCCTCAGTTATAGTTATTGCGCCAATAGCAAAAACTGGTTGAATTAAGTTACTCACAGCAATAGAGGCATTTAAATCACCATAATGAAAAATATCACTTGCTCCTGACGCTTTACCGCAAGCTGCACTTGTAATTGTGTTACCTGATGCTCCACATTGAGGAAAAGTAATTTGAGCAGCATTACTTGTTGCTCTCGATGCCGGCGCTGTCCAACCTGATGTACTTCTTACTACTGTCTGGCGAGCATAATTTGTATATGTTGCCTCGTTAGTACTCATAGTATTACCAACTGCGTAAGATGCTGTTGCTAATGCTACATAGATGTTTGTTGTTGGAGATGAAGCAGCGTTATCTGCTATGTTAGCCCAAGCTGTTGCATTATAAACTAATGCTAAAAAATTGTTACAGGTGTTTGTTGACTTTGCCATGATTTCTATTTGTTTTTAATTGTTATTACTTATTTACCCCCACCCTTGTGGAAAATATCCATTTGATGATCCTGATGCTGTACTTGCTATTATTATTTCTTCACTATTTTCTGTTATAACTATATTTTCCCCTGCCACCAAAGTTTTCTGAGCTACCGTTAAATCTGCATAACTCCCAACTTTAGCGATTGTCCCTTTAGAATCCTTGTGATAAATTATATTATCGTGTAGATTTAAAAAATCAATATTTAATGGAACCTTACCAAAATCTAAAGTACCATCTACCGTATAAGTAAAACTTACCGCGTTTGCTTGTCCGTATACAGCCTTTTTTAATGCCATTATTTTTTAGGTGCTACAGGTTTAGGTACCAACTCAGCCTCTTTCTCCATTTGCTCCATTGCGTGATCGTGGTCTTGGAATCCTTTTTGTATATTACTTTGATGAGTTAAATGTGCTGCTTCCACCTTACTGTTAGCGGCTACTTGCGATTCAATTAACTTCCCTTGTGTACTAATCTTTTGCACCTCCACAGCTTTACCAACATTAATGTTGGCTACATTTTCAATACCGATGTTCTTGCCAGCAATCTCCTCCATAAGTTGAATATGCTCTTGGCTACTTAATTCGCCTTTTAACTGATACTCCAATTTCAACAATTCACCTTTCAATTGAACCTCCGATTGAATTTCTTGCAACTTCATTTCACTTGCAGCCTTTGCTGAAGCTATTTGTACCTGTCCATTAGTTTCTGATAATGCTTGTGCTGCTTTCTCTTTATCTTTCGCATTTTTCTTCTCAAGATACACCAACAACTGACCAGCCAACTTAATATTAGTCTTCAATTGTTGACGAACTCTCAATACATCCGAAGGATTTAATGTTTGATTTTGAATACCCAACTGAATCAGCATATTAATGTCTGCCATTTCTTGCTCATCAGGCTGCAACTCCACACTTATTGCAGACGAAGCTAAAGGCATATCTCTACCCTCAATTAACACATCTACATTCTTTTTACCAATAGCATCGGTTAAAGCCTTTTTGAAGTCCTCGTTACCTAATCTCAATGAATCTTGAATCATTAAAGCCACCCTCTTTGCAGTAGGCTCAATCAATCTCTTATTAACATCATTATAGATAGGTCTTAAACAATCGTAAGTAGCTTGTATAGCTTGTTGATTTACCCCCACCAAAGCATCTGCTTTAGGAGAGCTTCCATCCACAGCCGTATTGTACCCAACCACCTCATTCATCTTGTTAATGCAATAATCCATTACACTAAAGAACTCGGTAAACTTGGCACTTATTCCTCCTTGTAATTCCTCGAAAGGCTTACCGTTGATAATTCTTCCGCTACCATCTGTATCAGAGAAAATAATATTCCCCGTTTGTTGATATAATTTAGTCCAATCTGTCGGCAATGCTTTACCTTCTCCTTGACCATTCACAACCTCCAATAAAGCATTTTGGTTTATTGCAAGTCCCGGAGGCATCGCTTTTATTAAAAACTGTTGTAGCTTCAACCACGCCAACATCATTTGCTTCTCAAGCGGTTTCATTAAAGATACCGCCGACTTATTAAGCATACCTAACTGATTAGGCATTATAATTCTTCCCGGCAATTCAGTTTCGGGAGAGTAAGCTCCATTTACTATATCTCTATCTTCGTTCTCTGTTCTTTTGTATTCCCAAATCTTTTTAGTGTTTGGAATCCAAAAACCTTCAAAACGAGCAATCTTTCTTTTGTTTATTACATCAATGCTTTCAGTTTCTTCCCCGAAAGTCTTTTCTTTTTCCTTCACCGGCACATAATCTGCCTTTTTATCCTCTACTCTTAATTTCCCCGTTACACTTTTCTTAACAGCCTTTACATCATGTATAGGAGATAAGAAATAGAAATTAACGACAGCCACCTTAAAGTTTTGAAACATTCGGTAAGCTATCGGGCCAAAAGAATTATTGTAATATGAATACTGCAAATACCAATCTGCATTCCACATCAAATTTCCGTTCATCCCAGCATTATCTCTCGCAATATCATACAAGTCCTCATCTGTAAATTTAGGATTCATTTTAGCTATCTCTCCGATAGTATATGTATCCAAAAACCCCTGATAAGGAATGTCATGAAAATCATCAAAACTACTATAAGGGTGAACTACCTTTAAGTGGTCCCAACGCTTAATACGGATATTTTTATTTGAATCGTAATATCTGAATAAAACAGTCTTTTTATCCGTGAACATATCGCGATAAATAGCTGGCAAAGCATCAGCTTCAAAGCTATTGCTATCAAAAACCCATTTCAAAGCCAACTCCATTGCTTCCGCTTCCTCCAACTTGAAGTTCATCTGCATATGTAGTTCTGCTTCCTCATTATCTTCAGGAACGAATTTACTTTTCGACACCAACGGCTGCCCTGTCAACTGCTCAGATTGTTCTGATTTTTGTTTCAGAAACATATCAGCTTTCATCTCGGCACGTTTCTCGTCAACCTTTATTCGGGAAACTGTATCTAAAGGGTTACATTGGAAACGAAATGGTTTGTTGATAGCTTTACCTACCATGTTATTTATAATCGTAGGAATACGATTTATGGAGGAAAAATCAAGGTTTAAATAAGAAGTATCTGTATCAAGACCAACTCTTGATTTATAAATATTCGTACTGTAAGTTCCCTCGGCAAATTGCCTGTTATTTATGTACTCTAAATATTGAGGATTATTTACCGGATAATTAAGGATATTTAATGAGTAAATAGCCTCTACATACTCAAGACCATATCTGTCGGTCTTTTTTTGCTCCAATGATTCAAAATCACTCGGAAAGGGGCTAAATTTTTCTGATACGTCTGTTGCCATTAAATAATATGCTTTTTACAAAAATACCTTATTGATTAACTTATATTTTTTAGGTAGCAAAAATTATATCCTTTCGCTTACATCTCCGTTCAATCTGTATTGAGGGAAGAGATTTAACTTAGTCATTTTATTAACCTTTGGAATGTATTTCCTTGCTCCCAATAAAGCTAATCCTGCCCCTACCATGCTATCATATTTTGTCCAATCGTCATCTACATCATAATCCAACCACGTTTGCAATAACCGGTTGAAATAGCATTTACCCATGTATGGTGCTTTCCCTTCTTCTTCAATTAATCCTACCCGATTTATAATGTAACTTTCAGTAGCATATACTAAACTTTGTCTTGATTCTGTTCCGGACATTGGAATACCCCAATCTTCTGTCATTTTCCGCGAACTTACTGTTTGTGTTTCTTCGGGTCTACGCATCAAATAATTCTCATATCCCTTCGATAAAAAATAATTTATACAGCCTATCTTATTGCTTTCAATCAATATCTCATGTCCGTAAAAGATTGACTGCATAAGCATATCTTCAAACATAATCTCAGACTTTGCAGGTCTATTCACATATTCACATACAAATATTCCCGTTTCAACAGGATTCATTGGATCGAACTTCCTAAAAACATAACTTGCTGCATCCGATTTTCTGTCATCTGTTGTCGTATTATTATCATAAGGGTCTAACCCAGCACAACTTAAATCTGGATTGCCAGGAGCTTTCTTACCATTCTTTGTTACAGTCTTATTTCTTAAATCATTAGGAGGGAGCCAACTTAATAGCCACTTGCCTTCCTCACATGGATTCCACCCTACGGAACCATATTGAATACCTCCTACCCAATAAAAATTACCTCTAATCAATACATTGTTCAATGTTTCATTGAACTCCATCTGCTGTTCAAGTTTATGTGTATCGTAAACAGCTCTTTTTGTGTCCGACACCCAAATATCTTTTTCCTCTAAAGGATATTTCCTTTTCTCAGAATTTAAGTCAGCACCTTTCAATGGCGCTCTTTTATTTAAAAAGAACTGTTTAGCCTCATCTCTAAGAGAATACCCGTATTCATCTATAAAAGATTTACCATTCATTATCTCTATATAACCATAGTCAGACGGTTTAAATAACCTATAAAGACCACTTAACGTCCATCCGTTTGCATCTCTTTTTTTAGGATCGGATTTGTCCCAAACTTTTTTACAGTTCTTCCCCCCCTTTTTCTCCATTTCTTCTACGGTAGTTGTAGCCAATATTTTACCTCTTCCATACTCCCCCCTGCCAGCCCTTAATGTTTCACGAACAACCTTCATCCTCTCGTCAACATCAACCTCTACTGTTTTGCCAATCTCATCATGCAATACCCTATGATGATTATCTCCATCTCCCGCAACCTCTCCAGAAGATAGATACCCTAAAAATGAATTCAAAACATCCGAACTTACTTTTTCTTGCGTTTTAGATGTCCTTACAGATGGCTCCATAAACTCTAATACTTTAGCCGGTCTACTCGCTCCTGTATCAATAGGCTTAAAGAATGGTGGCAAATACTTCCAAGATAAAATTAATTTGTTAAACACTTTCCTTGCATCTGGCTCAGTTTTAGATTGTATTGTAGCTATTACATTGTTCCTTCTTGATATTGGCTCATACAGGATACACGTTGCTTTGTATGTTTTTCCTTCGCCTCGATGCGTTATGTAAACCAACCCGTCGCACATCGGATCTTTCTCACACATATCCCACACATAGAAAAAATCCCTATCAGCGTCGGTAAACAAAGGGTATCCTGTATTTATTCTCCACCACGATACGTAGAAGTAGTGGATTCCAGAAATATATTCTATATTGCCATTATTGTAGAACCAATAACCATTTAGTCTTCTATCCCACTCTGTTGCGATAAAAGCTCTCCTTGCTTCTGATGTCCAAGTTTTAAAATCCTTTGGCATTTCAGTTCTGCAAAACTTCTGCTTCTCCTTTGGTAAATTATGATTAGCGATTTTACCCATAGGAGGACACTCTGGGAGCGTTATTGTATAATCCCCTATTACCCTTTCACGAACAAAATCTTTTGGTAATTGCTTCATTTTTTCTGACCTTTAAGAAACTCCTCCACCCCTTCGGCTTTCGTTACACCTTGCATAGCTTCCATCTCTTCCGGAGAAATCTTAGATTTAAAATATTCCATTTCAGAATACCAATCCTTTAATTGAGATGTGAATTTAGCTGCTTGCTTAAAGGTTCTCTCCCCTTGGTCGTCAAATACATCAAACTTTATATCTTTGATTTGAGTTGTACCTTGGTCCACCATTCTCTTTAAAGATAAGAAGGCTTCCGCATAAGGAGTTTTTAATTGAGCCTCTAAATACTCAATATATTCAAGACAGGCTTTGTCTTTTATTACTTTAGGACGTATCATTGCATTTAATTTAAGTATCACAAACTTAAACATCAATTTTCAATATTACAGAATTGTAACAATTTTGCAAAAAAATAGGCTCACATTTCTGCAAGCCTATTCCTCAAAAACAAATATTAATTAAAGTGCATTGATAGCTGTTTGAATAGTACTCATCACCTCTTCGCATTGAATTTTATCAAACTCGGTTTTATGGGCATCTACCATAATTAATGCTCCACTACCTCCACTTACTGTCAATGTTGGATAAGTATCGGTTCCTTTTTTGTATGCCCCAGCATTTGATAAACTCGTTGCTGTTACAGTTTGTAAAGAAGAACTTACCGTTGCAGTTGCCACAGCAGTTGTTGTTCCTGACGAGAATGTTAATGTTACAGCAGTACTAATATCGACACCACCATTTGCAATTACCAATGGACTTTCTACAAGCATATTTGCTGTTATCGTTCCATTGATACCTGTGGCATCTACTACTGTAAATAATGGATATGAAGTGAATCCTGACCCATTTGCTGTAATTGCAAAAGATTGTAAGCCTAAACTTACTGATACTGTACAGCCAGTTAAACCACCACCTGTTACCGGTTCAATTGCAATATTAGTTATCGGCACACTATAATCTCCAGCTACTGTTACCACTAACGCTCCTGTTAAAATTCCAGAACCATTAATTGTTCCTGTTGCTTGGAATTTAGTACCGGTTCCAGTTGTTCCTGTTATTGTTACGGCACCAGGAGTTCCGCCAGTTCCACCCGCAACAACTGTCGCTGTGATAGCTTTTGTATTCAATGTTCCTGTTGCGCCAACTCCGCCACCACCTGTAATAGATACTGTTGGAGAAGTATACCCTGTACCGGCAGTTAATATAACTCCTGTTGCAGATTTTACATGAGTTGTAAAGTTAATTACAGGCGACACCAAAGGACGCTCTTGAGCCAAACGAGAAATTCTTAAATTATTAATGTAACGTGTTTTTGATGGTACACCACCTTTAGGTTGGGTAGTTACAGCGAACATATTGTCTGTTGCAGCTACAAAGTTTGCCGCAGTTGGCAGCGATGCTTTATAAACTGTAATATCATTGTTGTAGTTATCATAAGTGATAGCTGTTACCAATGGAGATGAAGCAGTCAAAACGTCTGCATAAATCACTCTGTCAATATTCAACCACAATACAACTCCAGATTCAAGTGTTATTGCTTGCATCATGTGAACAGTATTGCTGATACACGCTGTATCAATTTGAGCAGGAGTTTGTGTTACTCTACGTTTGTAAAGTTTCCCTCTCTGATTTATATACGTAATTGAGGTATCATTCGCCCCGATTTGCGTAAAGTTAATAATAGCACAAGATGATAGCATAAATACTGCTCCAGTTGTGTAATCAGTCAAGCTGATCATTTTCGATCTGTTGGTAGCCATGGCTTTTAAGTTTTAGTTTACCCAAAAATACTACACAACTTAAACCGTATCAATCAGGTAGCAAAAAATCCTTGACTAATTTAATAATCAAGGATTTTCTTCATTAAAGGTTTAACTAATTTTATCCCATCTCCACAATCATTACATCACTATTTATTACCTGCCCAGCTACTGAAGCCGCATTTTGCAACGCACATCTTACAACTTTTACTGGGTCTATAATCTTCGCCTCAATCATGTCGACAAACTCGCCTGTCTTTACATTATAGCCTTTACTTCCTGTAAAAGTGTTTACTTTAGAAATTACACCGTAAGATTCTCCCGAATTTTTCAACATTCTTTCCAAAGGAGCATAACAAGCATTTGAAACAATTTGCACTCCAACACCCTCGTCACCTACCAATGGAATAGCAAAACCTGAATTTGCCCTTATCAAAGCAACCCCACCACCGGCAACAATCCCCTCCTCAATAGCCGACTTAATAGCTTTGTTCGCATCATCTACTCTATGCAATCTTTCTACCTGTTCTACATGAGTATTCCCTCCTACATAAATCACCCCGATACTCCCCGACAACCTTGCAAGACGTTTTTCATGAACTTCTTTTACAGCTTCTTCTTTGGCGAAATCAATATCTGATTCAATCTGTTTCTTAAATGATTCTACTTTTTCTTTGTCGCCGGAACCTTCTACAATCAATGTATTGTATCTGCTTACAATGATTTTTTTACAAGTTCCTAAGTGCTTAACTGTTGCACTTTCTAACTTCAACCCTGCATCGTCTGTAATCATGGTTGCACCGGTTACAGTCGCCATGTCTTCCAACCCTTCACGCTGATACATATTAGGAGCCTCAATCAAACACAATTTAGCTCCATTCTGAACCTTATTAACGATTGCTGTATTGTAAAACTCCCCCTCATATCCCTTGGCAATTATTACCAAAGGTGTTGCTTTCATATCGTAAACTCTTGAAAACTCCACCAAAATAGGCTCCAACTGCTTTACTGTCTTTACCTCATAGTTCAGCACCAACACATAAGGATTTTCATACTCCACAGTCATCTTTGCAGGATTCGTTACAAACTTCTCATTTGCATACCCTCTTTGCATTTCAGCCCCTTCCATGATTTCCACAAATGTATTGTGTGTTTTTGACATCTCAATCGTCAACATTCCTTTGTTGCCAATCTTTCCGTAAGCCTCCGCCAGCTTCTCCCCGATTTCGGTATCATTATTAGCAGATATTGTCCCGATACTTTTTATCATATCGTTATCTGTTAATGGTATTGACATAGCTTTTAAGGCATCTACTACACTTGCCACAGCTTTCTCCATCCCCGATTTTATCTCCTGAGAATTAGCTCCTTTACTTACAGCGTCTACCCCAGCATTTATCATTGATTGGCACAATACAGCACTCGTTGTGGTACCATCACCGCAATCCTTCACCGAAGCCTCCGAAGCCTGCCTGATTAACATAATCCCTGTCTTTTTAAGATTATCTCTCGAATCAAGTAACGACGCTACTGTCACTCCATCTTTACTCATGATCGGAGGATTGCCATTGCCCGGATCTATAATTACAGTTTTACCTCGTGGACCCAATGTGCTTCCAATTGCGTTTGCTGCATCATTTACTCCTTCAAGCATCTTCTCTCGTGCTTCTTTGTTAAAAAAAATTTCTCTCATTTAGTTATTTAATTAAAGTTTAGTAAAGTCAATTGTTTTATCTTGGAACCGAGGATTTTCAGCTATTATATCTTTTACTCTTTTCTCAAAGGCATTTATATCTACCTTTACAAGTTTCTGCCGGCGATTTACATTGTAACAATGTTTCTTCCAATCCATATTAGCAGTTTCAAAATATTCCTTCGCCGAATCGTAATTATTGAAATACAGATTCACAAGACTGTCTAAATCTTTTACGATTGACTTACTTAATGTTTCTGCCTTGGCTATTTTTTCTTTTGTAGGAGTTATCATTTCTCAATTATTTCAAGTTCATTTGCCTCTAAAATCTTAATAATATCAACCTTATCCAATTCACTACAAGCTTGAGATAATTCGACTAATTTATCCCAATCATCTTGAGTAAAAGCGAATCTACTTAATCTATAAGTTTCATAAGGTGCCGATTTCTTATCCATCCTTACCTCATGTAAACTGCAAGCCATCATATTACCTTGTAAAGGATGATAGTAAACATGAGTTATGTGATACTTAAATCCATGTTGAACCCATTGCCCTGCGTGAACCTCTTTAGGCTTTCCTGTGGCATCTATGCAAATACATTCTATCATTTAATTGCCGTTTTTTGATAAATAAGAGATTCTCCATTTACCTATTTGAAATCCTTGGTTAATTTTCCCTCCCAGTTTATTCCTCTCAGAAAAAGTAAGTCCATGTATAGATACATCTTTTATCTTAAGCCCATACCCTAAAATACGAAACCATAAAAACCGATTGCTATAACAGTAGCTAAACATTTAAAATATCAATATTAAGTCACCTTCTTTAATGTAAACATAATCTACACCATCTATTTCAATTTTGCTTGCTGCATGATCGGTATAAGCTACCTTATCCCCAACTTTCGCTGTCATCGGAACAATCTCACCTTTTGAATTTCTAAATCCTGGACCTACTGCAACAACTGTTCCTTGTAAAGGTTTTTCTCTCTCGCTGTCAGGAATTATCATCCCGGCAATTTCTTCTCTGCCTTCACTCTGCTTGATGATTATCCTGTCAAGGATTGGTTTAACATTTAATTCCATCGTATGTAAATTTTATATTTGATTCTTCAATAAACGAATAATTCTCTCCCTTCCAAGTTACCTCAGAAGCTACTACTTTAAAATATGTTATCTTCATGCCTACAGGAATACCAGCTACATTACCCGGATTAACAACTATTCCTGTTTGCAAACTATTGTGAGCATATATCCTCTCAATATCCCCAACCTTACCTAATTCTGTTACGTTCTTTACAAGGAGCTTATTCTTGAAGCAAATTAATACTCCACCTCTCTCAAGTCCTATTACATTCCGCAAAAACATTCTGTAAAGTTCTTTCCCGGCAATAGTAATCGGATAATCTGCATTTTTAGTGAAATAAACAATATCCCCTTTTCTTAAACCTGCATCGTAACAAACTGTTGATACCTCAAATATTATAGCCTTTATACTTGATACCTTATCCTCTACTTTAAAGCACCCTATTTCTTTGCCTTTATCAATGATTGGCTCTGAAAAGAAAACTTCCTCTAAAGGAAATAATTTACCATCCAATATCAAGGCATATATATTAAAGTAATCGCAAAAAAAGATATTCTCCTGAAACTTATTGCGGTTCTGACAAACCATATCGTGAAACACTACCATATCACCAACTTCCAACTTAATGTTATTGTGATATTGGTCACTCATACATATTGGTAACGTATGTATCCGCCCAACTTTCGTTGCCAAAACTTTAGGATTAAAGTCCGTATCAATAAAGTCAAATCCTGCAATCTTTGGTAGCTGAAATTGATCTT